GCTTTGGCTAATGACTTCTTGGTAAGTGCATTGATTGCAAAGGCTGTGACGGCTGTGTAAGCCAACGATCCGACAGTTATACCGCCAATGATTGTTGTTGCACCGATTGCTGTTGCTGCACCAACTACCGCTGTTGCTCCGGCTACAACTGCACCGCCTATTGCTGTTGCGGCTGCTCCTACTGCGGCAATGACTGGTGGCATTTAATCGATACTCCAGAACAAATCATTTTCATCTAGTGTCCATAATAACATTCCCTCATCACATAGGAAAGCACCTAGATCACTTACAACAACACCCAAAGCGACAGGCAAGACGCCAATCGTTTGATCAACCGGACGCCCAACGATAGACCCCCTCGATGGGAAACGGCCATCAAAACGCTCTAATCTATCATCTAGCATATCAATAACCGTGTCATATTCTAACTGCATCAATTTACGTCTGTAATGCAAAAGGGCAGTTTTAGGAGTTGTGTAATTACCTAAACAATCATCTGCAAAACCTTGTCCACGCATAATCTCGACTGATTTATTTATAAAGGTAAAACAATCGTGTTCGCCCCAAACAAAGGGATAATCTCGCAAGCCATTAACATATTCAGCTAACTTTATATCCCAATTTGGAACACGCATTAGCCACCGCCACCCCACTGCAATCGCAAGTTCTGTAGGCTTTCAACGAAATCAAATGCTTTATCCCCTGCAAACCTTTGCTTCTGGTTTTCTGCCGTATATCTCCGGCTTCTAGGTCTTTCCAGGTCAATCAATCTACTTTCGACAGATGTGCTTATAGTGGATGTCTCTGGCCCTTCGTTGATGGTCATCTGATCCATGTATCCACTGAATATCTCGACAATATCAGGTGAAGTGTCTGGACTAGCCCAACTTGTCATGAAGCCTAGATAAAGTTTGCACTCTCTGCCCTGATAAGGAGTGTTTAAAGCATATGTCAGCAAGTCGGACGGAATGCCGCTTAATGTCAGTGTCATGCCTTTTGCACTAATATCCTGACTTTCTTGCACTTCTGATATTTGCAGCAAGTTCCCAACACCAGTGTAAGTATTGCTGTTAAGTGTGATTTCATTCATGCCTGTCCAAGCATAGATCGGAGTTGTGTCAAACAATAAATCGACTGCATAGAATGGGGAAACTTCCGCATCATCTAGCTTGCTTACAATACTTGCCGCAATAGTTCTGCCCATTATATCGCCTCAACACCGCCGAAAGTCATGCCAAAAATGGATGCTTCATTTATATTCCAGTTCTGTTGATTGCTTGCTAATCTAAAACGGCCAACTGTATTTGTGACCACTACAGTCGCATCATCTGCCGGAGCCGTTCTAATATACGGCCATATATCCAGTGAAACCTCGCCTGATCCGTTGCTATCAGCATCAGCAAGCACTTTGTGAAGTGTAGCAGTTCCGGCTGTGCCAAGCTGAATATAATCCCCTGCCTTGAGCCATCCGGTCTGTGAAGCAGTGCAGCCATCTATGTTTAATGTGCCACCTGTCTGGCTCGCTCCGTTAACCAATGGAGTGCCTCCGGCTGAACCTCTTGGAGAAGCACCAACAGGATCGCCAAGGGTAAATGTGCCAAATTGACCTCGCAAACTCACCAGAAATGCAATCCATTGTTCTGCATCTGCACGGCTCATTTGTGGCAACGTGACATCACATTCCCAACGCTGTCCGGAATGAGCCACCGCCTGTTGAGCATAAGTAAAAGGTGATTGAGTGATGCCAACCGTATTAACAGCCCTGAAGGTTATGTTTGACGGTTTCTTATGCGATGGTAGTGATAAAGGATATGTGATAGCCATTAGAACGCATTGGCAAAACTGCCACCCCTTCTTCTAGCATCCAAGACAGCCGCCTTGCTAACTTCGGCAATCTGTGGAAGCAATGTTTGTATTTCATTCCTGACAGTCTGTTGAACGCCAGTAGTCACGTTGATGGTTTGATTGACTGTCACGCCGCCACCGTTTCCCCTAAGTTGATTATTAGGAGTGATGGAACCAGATCGAGCCGGAACAAACAGTTCTGGACCGCGTTCACCTACCATATAAGGAGTGTTTGCATTTACCGGACCACCGTTTGCCCTCGCCGGAATACCGGCAAAAGTTGGGAAAGCCGCTGAAATAGATCGAGTGATAAAACCAGTTATCTGCTTCACGACAAAGATACGATAGAGTTCAGCAATAATATCAATCGCCATTTGACGGAAAGCATCCTTCATTGATGCCGTGCCTTTGACCGCTGACATAAATGCAGTCTCAAACTTGTTGCCAATCATATCCGCAACGGTTGTGATGCTCTTCATCTTATCGGCTGCATCTTCTGCACTTTTACTAACTCTTGAGAAATAAGAGAATAAATCCATTTTTTGTATATCATTCAATTCAGTCTTTAGAGTGGTTATGCTTTCATATGGTTTGGATAACTCCGACCTTAAATCTTTTGCTTTCTGGAGACTTTTTTCAAATTCGTCATTGGTTACAGTCATTCCTTTAAGTAAATTGTCCAACATACCGGAGCCAACATCAGTAGGCAAATTCATACTGAACACACTATTAATTTGTTGGGCTGTATCATTTAGAAATCTGGTAAAGTCATATGTTACGCCATGCATCATATCCAGAAATCGAAACTTTATATCATTTACAACCGCTTTAACATTAAGACCAAAGAGTTCAATGCTTTTACTTGATCTTGAAAATGATTCACGAATTATTGCAGGGATATTTGTCACTGTTGTGGCAAGAAAGATAAAACCGTTTAAAATGCCATTAATTGCCGCCATTGCGCCTTGCTTTAGGAAATCAAAGGCTGCTTTAACTGCTTCAATCGCCGGACGTATTTCTTCTAATAATGGTGCAAATGCTATCTTGCTATCTTGACCAAACTTCTTGAAGTCAAATGACAGCTTAGTTGTATTTTTACGAAGCATAAACAATGCACCGCCAACAGCAACTAATGCACCGATGATCATACCTTTAGGACCGAAAACAGACGCTAATTGTGGACCTTGCATTGTCATGATCCGCAATGCGTCTGTACCCATTGACGCCTGAACCGCAATATCCTGAAACTGTAACGATGCCATGCCAAGGTTTCTAGTTAAGTTACCTTGTGACCTGGCTACCATCCTTCCGGCTGCCGCATGGGTTCTCATTGATGATGTGGCAACCGCCATTGACTTGCTAACATTGCCAAGCTGCGTTTGCACTTTCTTCATTTCAGGAACGGCATTCCCGACAGCATTCATTTCAAACGTGAGTTTTTCAACTGCCATCTTTTTCTTCTCGCTCCTGTTTTATATTAAAGTACGCGATCCACTCATTGTATTCCGAAACGCTTATTTGTTCTATTTCTTCAATGGTCTTGTGTAATAGTTCAGCCAATGCAACCAAATTAAAACGGAATGGATCGCTCCTTAATTTTTTTCCTGTTCCTCTACCGATACGCTTTCAAATATAGCACCAAAAACCTTTGCGATAACATTCAACGGTTCAGCCATAAGAATAAACTTATCACCAACATCAAAAGCCTTTTCGCCGTCTTTATCAAGTGCCTTTAGGATGATCATATCAACCATCGCATCCATAGTCGGATTATTAATGAAGTCTTTATGCTTCTTTTGTATTTTGGACATATCCCTTGCAGCGACATCAGTGAAGAACAGGGTCAATGGCTCGCCATCATCACCCCATTCTTCAACCTCGAAAGACCCTAAAGCCTTTTCTGCCCTTTTTGCCGCTATTTTTTCAGCTAATGACATTTGATTAGACCGTTCCGATTGTTAATGCGCCTGTTAATTGAAGTTCTGCATTAAGTGTCGCAATGCCGTCCATAGTTGTGCCACGCTCGACAGAAGTAACGATAAAAGTGCCTGTATATTTTGTATCGCCGCTGTCTGTACCTTCAACGTAAAATTCACAATCAACGCTATCACCTTGCACTAAGTCCTGTTGAACAGCGTCATCAGGGTCTAGGTAAAGTGACATTGATCCAGTGCCAGTTGATAAACCTTTGACATAGGTGCGATTAGTATCACCCATGCTTGTGTTTTCAACTGCATCTGTAGTCATGGTGACTGTCCAGTTTAACAATTCACCAACTTGAGCAACGGAGCCACCAGAAGTTACTAACTTCACGCTGCCGTCTGATCCGAAATGTGTAGCCATATTAAAACTCCTTTACTTGGCCGTCTCTACATCATTAATAGCTGTAACATATCTGACTTGATAAGTCAGCTTTGCCACACCTAAAATTTGATCGGCTTCCCCATCAAACTGAATTTCCGTTGAAGTTAGCACTGAACTTTTGGCAAGTCCATTGATAGTGAAATCACCGGCCATTGCTTCTTCAACTTGAACCGCTATCGCATCACAATCATCATCGAAGGTGCTTGTCTCTCTTACATAAACATCAATCTCCAATGACAATTCGCGGTTCATATCCGTGACACCGGCTTGATAGCGTTCACTGCTTTCGCTTCCAGTATAAACGCTGATTGCCGGTAATAAGTCCTCATTCAAAGGATGCACTCTAGTCGTAAACACACGGCTGCTAACAAGCGTCACCGCTGTTGTGAGTGTTGTCGCAACTCGATCCCTTATCTGTTGTCTAACGTGTGCCATCTATTGTTTCTCTAATTGGATAGTGGTCACGCCAGTTCCGTCATGCAGCCAAGCAATGACGTTATAAGTGGCTGAATTAACCACCAGTGTTTGCCCTGCGGCTATGCTAGAAACGTCTGTGGTTCTGCAAGTGAAACGCGGTTGCTCTTGGTGGACTTGTGCAGTTCCACCGGCATCCATTGGCACTGTTTCATTGTCAAATATGCCGATAAGATCAGCCGATTGATAAGTTGCTGTTGTCGCAAAATCCTCAATCGCAAACAATGAAAGCAGATCATTTGCAAAACCTATTGCCATTACTTATCACTTTCAGGCGTTTCTAACTTTTCTTCTGACTTCTTCAACCCGACTGATCGAGTGGATTTCTTGGCTGTCTTAGCCTTTGGTTTAGCCGCTGTCGCTGCTTCAGCATAACCGCGTTTGATTAACTTTTCGGCTGTGCGATCTGGCAAGTCATGTTCTTCACCGGCCATCATGTTCCCACCGTGTCCAGTGAAACACTTCTGTAAAATCTTAACCTTCATAATATTACCTCTAACTAGGGATGGAAGGGCATTTCTGCCCCTCCGATTAATTTATTAAGAGTGGTCAACCTCGTTTGTGATACCGAAGCTAACTGCATTGCGTACACCAACGTCTAGTTCTGCGTGTAGAACCATTCGAACAGTTCCGGCTTTTGATCCTGAATATGGATCAACTAGGATTGATGGTGCGCCAAATGAAGCAATGATCAACTGTGAGAAATCACCAAAAATCAATGCAGAAGCGTCATTGCCGCCGTCACCTGGATCAAGTGTTGTTGGCACGTTTGAGCTAAATGCAGCCGGATAACCGTAGATGTTATTCCACGGATCATTCAACAACATTACACTATCTGTTGACGCAACTCTGACAGTTTGTGCCATTTTTGCTTTCACAGATGGGTGTGTTAAGAAGCCTAGAGCGTTTCCATTTACAACACCGTTGTCCTCTTCAACCAACTTCACAAGTGCAGTGATGTCAGCCCAAGTAAGAGCCGCAACGTCTGTATTTGCTGAAATGTCTAGGTCATTCACACCTGATGTGTTCAATATGCCTGTGGGCTGTCCTGATGAGCCTGAACCTTGGATAGCATAGAACTCTGTTCTGTCTGCCGCTGAACGAAGCAAGTCATCACGGATAACCTGTTCAATCGCCGGTACGCTTTCCATCATCAACAAACGTGACAGGTCAACAAATGCGCCCATTGTTCTAGGCTGCAATGTTACACCGCCGTCTGTACCGGCTCCATCACTAACATCTGCTAATTCTTCAACAAATGCAGCGTTTGCACCAGTTGCCATTTTTGGCATTTTGATACGGCCAGTTAAGCCTGTCATGTATGTTGCTCCAAGACCGCTTAGAACTTGTTGCGCTCTAAGTGCTTCAATGAACATATCGCCGCGCTGTGCAGTTGGTACAAAGTCATCAAATACA